TTATGCTGCCAAACGTTGTTTAATAAGTGGCATATTCTGCTCCACAAGGTCAATAATACGTTTATGAAAACGTGTATTTGTATTGCAGACACCTCTCGATTGGAGTACACTCAGTTTGGTAAGAGATACTTCTACCGTCTCTATCTTCTTCCCATCCACACAAGCGGAAAGAATAAGGGAGTTTGTTTTTGAATGGTAACTACCCACGCAATGGTGCATCGCTATTCCCTCCTGAATGATCTCAGCCACACTTTCAAGTACACGGATACTGATCTTGCCATCAGAGAACACAAGTCCGAAGAACTTACCTTTAGCTTGTCGAAAGTCGGCTTCATCTTCAAGGTGTTTCTCGATCTCCTGCCGTGCTTCAAATTTTACTTTCTTCATTACATATCGGTCGTGTTCAGCTTTCAGATCGTTGGGGCATACATATTTTGCATTGCGCAGATCTTTACCGAAAAAGCGAAGCATATCAATATAATCACACCACAGTACAGCATCTTGAATTTTGTAATTGTTACGGATACAGATACGGATGGATGCCCAATACTTGTCAATCTCGCTTTTCCAACCATCATCCATTAGTTTCTTTAAAATTTTTGAATAACCAGCCTTTAACAAAGTTTCTGCCCTGCTGTCCTTTAGTAAGGTTTGGAATAGATACAGTGGCTTTTGTCCGTAAAACCTTTTTTTAAACCCTGTCCGTTTCAGTTCGGGTATTAATCGCATCTTCGGATATACCTCACCCACTCCGATCCTATCATAAGGATTTTCGTAAAATTTATTATTCTTGCTTTCCTCGCGAAGTTCTAAACTGGAATGTCTTACCCACAAATCAACATAACAAGTGCCCATACAATTACGTAACAAGGCAAAAGTTACGTATGCACCATCGGAAGCAATCCACCTTTGCATCACTTCTAAATAAGTGAATGTGGGTATTTCGCCTATCCTGCCATAGTATTGCAGCAAAATGGTTCTTACTACCTGATACCCTTTGTGGGCAGTTATGACAGTCATGTAGTATCTCTCATCATATACCCTTTTTCTCGTGGTTTTTACTTTCAGTTTGGTCTGACAGTTCGGACACTCGCACCCCAAAAGCGTATTTGACAGAACACCCTTTTCCTCCCACGAATGACCGCATCGGGTACAATGGATAATCCCTTTGGAAGTTCTTAACCCATAATGGTTCATTGCGTTCTCATATCCCCACTCTATTTGTTGTTGGGTGATAGTGGGAAGCGATTTGCTCGCTTCCACTATTTGCTGTTGAAAATCGTCCCTCGGTCTCATAATTCAAAAATCAAATAAGGTTGGTTGTTGTGGTTTTAATTCTACTCTCTTTGCTTTTTTCACAGGCTGTTTCATCCGGTTGTACTCCTGCTCCTGCAACTTCCTGATGGCGTCCTTACGTGCCTGCTCCTTTTCTTCCTCGGTTAGCTGCACCCTATGGTTTACCACTACGTGGGCGTCTATCTTCTCGCCTAACTTGATATTATCTTTATCGTAATAGTGAATTGCCATCGAATAAATCTCATCGTCTGTAAAACCATTCTCTCCCGATTCGTAAACCGTGTTCAGGATGTAGTTGATACAGTCGTCAATATTCTTTTCAGGCTTGGAATACTGAAAGGAGAATAATACATCTGTCTCTGCCCTTTGGTCTAAATATGCCTTGATCGTATTTCTAAAATGATTGGTTGTTTTCATACTAATGGAAAATTTGCGTCAGAAAATTTTTTAAATAACTCTTGTGCATCCTGATCATCCCTGAAATTATCGGGTCTTGCCTTTTTGATGATCGTACCATCTTTAATATGCTCCCGAATCGATTTTTCAGAGTATCGGGTATCAACTCGATAGCTTGTTAATCCCTTGTATTCGAGAGTGAACACACCATAGGTTTTATCTCTCTCGTGATACGAGTGTACGATAAATGGCAGATAGTATATTTCCTTGTGGTAAGGGCTTTTAACTGCGTAAATACCTAATAAAGCGTTGTTTATTTCATCCCATTGTCCTTTCTGGTCGTCAAACCAGATGCCCTGATAATACTGAATGGTTACTTTCGGCTGTTTTCTCGGGTTCGCAAAAGTTTCTGTTTGTCTTACTTTCCACCCTTTTGCAGTTTCGGAAAGAATCTCACACGTAATATTGTTATTATGTCTGTTGACAAATCTCATATTGATTTCTACTCTCATAATGGTGTTTTTTGTGGGGTAGACAGGCTCTACCCCTTGTTATACATTTTCGTTTAATCCAAGCCGAAATAGGTAGCTAATCTGCGTTCTTTTGATTTTGGAAAAATCCATCCTGCAAACCTCTCCCCATTAAGAGTTAATCGGGCATTGAATCGTCCTCCCATCGCTTTCAGTTCTTCTTTAATAGCTTTCGTTTCTCCGAATACGGCAACTGCTTTAGCGGAATATTCTACCATCTTGCAACCTTTTCCAACACCTTTCGGGATCTCCGTGGGTATATCCGTGGGGGTATCGGAATGTGGTGTTTTGCTGTTCGGCTTGATGTGAATGTTATCTTCATCACCTGCGGTATAGGCGAATTGCTCGATAGTCAGATCACGTTTGTACACGGGTACTTTTTCGACGATCCAACCGCTATACCTGCTTTCGCCCAAATAGTATCCTGCACCCATGCTATATTTCTCCCTATTTTCATAGTCTGCGTTATACTCGGCTAAATAGGCGGTTCCCTCGAAGTTGGCTGCGTGTTTTCTTATTTCTGAAAATATGTCCCTTTTGTGGGTCGAAAAACCTAAAATGACGGTGCGCTGTGTGCTGCATCCGTAATAATCTGCTTGACTGTCGCTCTCGTTCTTCCTCAACCGTCCAACGATAACCGCTTGTGCATTCTCTGGAAAAATCTCGGTAAAACGCACCCTGCCTATATTCTTCACTTTCTCCTTGTGGATACGCTCCCTCTCGGCTTCCATATCTTCGGCTTGCTTCTTCCGTTGGGCATCCTGCAAGAGAATAGCCACTTCAAGGGCATCCATAAATTCGGGGGTTTCGCTATCGTAATAGTAACCGATCCCGAATTTCTCTTTCAACGGTCGTATTACTTCGGCTGTGTTGAATTCCTTTGTCCGCAGGTTGATGAGTTTGTAATGCAATCCCCATTCATCCGTTTCTATGTCGTACACCACATATTTGTCGTTTCGGTATCCCTCCAATTGGATAACCTGATTAACTTCTACAACTTGTTTGCTGGTGTCGATCTCCTTGTTAGCACCTAATAAAATTAACTTTGCCATAACTTTGTAAATTAAAGGATTAGAGAAAAGTCAGAAGAAAGAAAAGAAAGAGAAGAATAGCCGCAAAACCCACGAAAAGGGAAAGGAGGGCACGGAGTATCGGAAAGAATAGGTAAACCCCAACCACCATACAAATAAACCCAGTACCCCACACGGAGAACCCCACAACCAAGAGAAGAATTTTTATCACCAATTTTATGCTAATTGGGAGGTAGGAAAATCGTTGTTTCCTTTTTTTTGCGATATTTCTCATAATTTCTGACATTTTTTTTGCCGTATCGGGCCGGTATGGGGGTAAAAACAAAACATACAACTACCAGCTGAATAGAGACTATCTTAAATATCTGATATAATGGTAAATAAACCATACTATCCACACGGGGCAAAAAAATCAAATTGTACAAACGCTTAAATTCGGTTTAATCCAGGTTTAATATATACAAGACAAACGTCGCGATCCTATTTTAATGGGTTTAACATGCACATAGAAAAACATAAAAAAGGGGGTATAACGGCTTAGAAGCGACTTTTAAGCCATAACGATGATTCATATTAGAGGTGAAAAATAATACGGGAAATCCCGTTTTTTTTGTGCCGTTTTGAGAAAAAAGGAAAGTCAAAAATATTGATGAAAAACAAAAAGTACGTAAGTTAGGCGCAAAGTAGGCGCAAATATAAGCGCAAAACGATGCATATCTTTATATGATAATGGTTAAAAATGGCATAAATATAGTTAATAACATAATGATCTATACCCTTTAATAGTTAAAATAGATATGATTAAATTTTATAAAACCCTTTACTGATGCGGTTTTTTCTTGAATTTATGTGAAATATAGCCTTGGTTTTTCATTTATTTGCGCCGCTCTTGAGATTCGGCGGCAATATCTGTACCACTATAAACCGGATGATGCCGGGGACTTTTATCTTGTTCCTTATCCTTTAGTTTTTCAATCTGCTCCCTGAGTATTTCATTTTCTTTAATCTGCTCGCCAAGTTGACGGCTTACATCTACTAATTCTTTGATTAACCTGGCATTTTCTTCGCCAGTACATCCGATATCATTTTTCTGATCGCTTTTGAGCATAGGCCCTTTACCAGTGAGGAGCCAATTAAAATCAATGTTTTCACATTTTGGGAATACTATATCAAAATCAATACTGTTTCTATTATACCAATTTGTAATCGTATTGGGTGCTACGCCTAAAAAACGGGCTAACTCTGAGTTTCCAGATAGACCATAAGCAGCTTTTATTCTGTCAAGTATTAAACCTTTATTTATTTTGTTTCCCATTTTGTGAAAAAATATCGCTAAAAATTTGGATATATTCCCAAATTGTGTAATCTTTGCAAAGTGGTTGATATTAACCACGCCCTAAAGGTAGGTATATTTTTAAAGGAAAAGATATGGAAACGAAATTTTTAACAAATCCAAAATTGCCGCCCTTCCTTCCTCACGGCTGGAAAAAAGAGGTCGCTGGAGTATTGGGTATACATCCGAACACAGTTATGCGGAATCTGAAGCGCGGGAAAGGCGTCGTGTATGACAAAATTGTTCGTACGGCTGCCGCTAAATACGGTGAAAAGCAGGAGGCCGGATCATGAAAGCAAAACTGATCCTTATAAATTTTATTGCGTCCTGGTTCGGACTTTCGATTGACACGGAATATTCACCGCTATGGGCTTGCCTAATAGCGGTCGCCTGGTTCCTTGCTTCTGGCATTCTGTTTTTACGTGCCACACGGCGAGGGGATTATAAAGATATTGAGAAACATTTTAAAATTGATGGATTATGATTACAAAGGTAACACAGCCGGTAATAGAAACTATTAACGGCGAAAAAAAAGTAACAGGATTTACAATAGAATACCGATTGTTTGGAATTCTACTGTACAAAAAGGAAAGCCACTCCATTGATAAATATGGAACTAAAGAGGTCGGATTCTTTCTTAACCCTTGATCTTGTCGGAAATTTTACCAGCTTCCCACTTGAGTTCGTTTAAGAAGGTTTGATCTGAAGTAGACCTACTTCCTCCCCTTAATTGGTTTTCAATCTTATCGATCTTCTTGTAAAGAACGGTTAGCATGGCAAGAATTTCTTGATACTGATTATTATCCATATTACTACTATTTAAAAAATTAGGCAAAACAAAGGTAGTAATTTTTCCCGAACGGCATACACCCGGGTTCAAGTCCCGGGCGGGAGCAATAAAGTTTCAAACTATGTATCAAACAATAGACGGAACATTGGTAATAACAGTGGATGACTGGTGCCGGTCTGGATTGACTTACAATCAATTCCGAATGGATAGCCAGCGTGGTTACCTGTCTGTTTTCCGGCGCGGGGTGCATGGTAACACGTTGATTGACGTGAATAGTATCCGGCGTCCGGAGCGTTTGCGTGTGATTGAGCAGGCTTTTGGCAAGATAGAATCCGAGGGCGCAAAATCGGTGTTCACGGTCGAATTGGACACAGAGGCGCGTGAATTCTTCGTAAAATACCGCAGGGTGGACGGTGAGCCGCTTGATCCGGACCAGATAAAGAAATACACAAATAGGGCGTCAATTTTTGAGGGCATGAAACGCGGGCTGGAAAAACAGCAGGCCGCACACGCGAAAGCGGGCAACCGTTTTAAATGGGGTGAATTCTGGCAACTGGCATGTGATTGGTATCTCGACCAGTTGAAAGATTACCCGTGTGACCCTATCGCTAACGTCCGTGTCCTTGAAAGGACATTTAAACAATATTTAAATGAGGGTTACGAATCGATTGTGCATAAAAATACCGGTAACGATGCGGCCCGCAAAGTATCTGCCAAAACAGAACGGCTCCTTTTGGCATTATGGCGTACGAATGATAAGCCATTTGTTAACCGCGTTCACGAATTATACCTGGATTTCGTGTCGGGATCACGGGAATTCCATGACCGGGCTACCGGTGAAGTGTTCAGGCCGGAAGAATTTAAACACAAAGGACGGGCACAGGAAGTGACAGTGGCGACAGTTTGGAACTATCTGAAAGATATCGTGAATGAGACTTCGACTTATGCGGATAGAAACGGGAATTTTGATTATGTGAACCGAAAACGACCGAAACACCAACGCCATATTGGCCGGTATTCCCTCAGTAAAATATCAATGGATGATGTGGCATTGAGCCGTAAAAGTGTTCGAGGCTGGATTTACAAGTATATTTCTGTGGATGTTGTGTCAGGTTACTGGTTCCGGCCGGCGTACGTGGTTGGAAAACCGAGTGTAAATACCATTCTGGAAGCGTTTCGGAATATGTTTTGTGAATTAACTGAACTCGGACTGCCCATGCCAGGGGAGTTGGAAGTGGAAAGCCACCTGATGAAAGATATAGAATGGCTTAATAAGATTTTTCCATTTGTCCGCTTCTGCACATCGCCGACCGAAAAGAGGGCCGAGCATAAAATCAGGGAATTCAAATATGGCGTATCAAAAGACAGCGGGCACACACGCGGGAGATGGTACGCCAAGCACGAAGCATACCGGAGTGTTCGGAATAAGGTCAATGGCGATTATATAGAACCTGAATATCAACCCCAGGCTATTGTTGCTGATGATCTGGCGGACATAGAAAAACATAACAACGAATTACATCCGCTTCAAAAAACCTATCCGGGCATGACACGTCGCGAAGTGTTCCTGTCAAATGTTTTCCCCGGATTGAAACCGATAGATCATTGGTATCTATATAAATATATCGGCAATGAAACGGTAACATCAATCTATAACAATGATTACTGCCCGGTTCAGGGTGAAAACTTTGAACTGACAAATTATGAAAGCCTGAAACGCTTAAAACCAAATAATGTGGGTGTTTCGGCCTACTGGTTACCGGAGGCGGACGGATCAATCAACAAGGTTTACCTATATCAGGGCGATACATATATCGGTGAGGCCCTCAACAAATCGCAGTTTGAATATAACGAAAATAGAATTGAGCGTTCCGATCTCGACGAAGCGAACATCCTTCATCAAAACAAGCGTATAGCCAAGTTTGACAAATTTATAAAGGAACAACGGGCAGAAATCCCGAGCGTAGGTATGATGACAGCTTCGGATGTGCGGGCATTGAATAATGTAAAGACAGAAATTGTGGAAACGGAGCAACCGGCCGGCTACGAAGAGGACGAATTTACCGAACTGGAGAACATGGACTGGGGTGCCCGTGCACGGATGAGTTTGTAAACACTTTTAAAACACCATAATATGATTACAACAGAATTAAAAAAACGGATTATTGAAGAAATGGCTCGTGACCGTGGAAATTTTTCCGGCTCTGATGCAAAGTATGCCGTTTCCCTTGGTATCAACAACGCCCAATACAGCCGGATAAAGAACGGTGAAACGGAACGGGTATTGAGCGATGCGAACTGGATCACCATTGCCCGTAAACTGGATGTGAAGTTGACGGATCGCGTGGATTGGAAAGTCGCTAACACTCCCGTTTATCAGTTTGTAACGGCACAACTGGAAATATGCCAACGCGACAGCATGTCCGCAATGATTTGCGACCTGAGCGATATCGGTAAAACCTTTACCGCAAAACACTACGCCAGGACGCACAAAAATGTGGCTTACATCGATTGCAGCCAAGTAAAAACCAAACAAAAATTGATTCGCCAGATTGCAAAGGAATTCGGAGTGGGCACAAACGGCAAGTATGCCGATGTTTACGAGGATTTGGTGTTTTATCTGAAAACATTGCCCACCCCTTTGATTATTCTCGATGAAGCCGGAGACCTTCAGTATGATGCCTTTCTCGAAGTGAAAGCGCTTTGGAATGCAACTGAAATGGCATGCGGTTACTACATGATGGGCGCAGACGGGTTGCAGGAAAAGATGCGCCGTGCGATAAACAACAGGAAAGTAGGTTATACGGAATTGTTTTCCCGCTTCGGAAAACGCTTTGGTAAAGCAATCCCGGACGGCGATGAAGGTAAAAAAATACTACAGGCTACTGCTCTGATGATTATCAAGGCAAATACTCCTGACGGGGCAAATGTGAATAAAATATTACGTGAGACTCTTGGCGAGGATAGCGTTCCAAGCCTACGGAGAATTTATAAGGAACTGGCAAAAGCAAACTAATGAAACGGGCGATATCGGTAAGTAACGTATATGATGCGAAATTCAATACGCTTGAATTCGAGGGTATGTGGCATAACGCCGTTGGCTGCCCTGAACTTGCCGGATCATGGTTCATTTACGGTCCTCCTAAAAATGGGAAAACGAGTTTCGCGATGATGCTGGCAAAGTATCTTACCGGATTTGTAAAGGGGGCGTACGACAGCATTGAAGAGGGGTTAAGTCTTTCCATTCAAATGGCGATGGAACGTACAAGGATGTCTGAGGTGGGTGCAAGGTTAGTCCTTCTGGATAAAATGGAAATCCCTGAACTGCGAAAATGGCTAAAGAAGCGCCGGGGGAATGGTTTTGTGGTAATCGACAGCGTCCAGTTCGCCCAAATGACATTCGCCCAATACAAATCAATGAAAGAAGAGTTCCCAAATTGGCTTTTTATATACATCAGCCACGTGGATGGGAAACAACCGGATGGACAAGTGGCAAAAAGAATATGGCGGGATTCGAATGTGTATTTCAGGATTGAAGGTCAGAGGGCTTTCCCGGTGAGTAGATATGGTGGCGGTGAACCGATAGATATTTGGCAGGAATTCGCCGCAGAGTACTGGGGATTAAAAGGAAGAGGTAAAATAAAATAATGACTATGCAAACAATAACAGATAGATACCAGAAGATGTTGCTCAAAAAATTTCATACACTCTTGGGCAAAGCCGGTATTGGTGAAGATGGAAAGCGTGCGATGCTGGCGTCGTATGGTGTCACCAGTTCCCGTGACCTAACAGCGCATGATCTCCTTGAATTGTGCGATCAGATCGACCGGATGATGAATAAGGAGGCCGCAGAAGCTGACAAGTGGAGAAAAAGGGTAATTGCTTCAATCTTCGGATGGAGGAAGGCTATGGGAAATACAGCGACAATGGAGGAAGTGAAAGCGATTGCGTGCCGGGCAGCAGATGCGGAATATTTCAACGCCATTCCCCTGGAACGGCTTCGTTCGCTTTATTATGCTTTCAGCAAAAAGACAAAGGATTTACAGTTTGTCGAGCAATTGACGGCAGACGAATTGGATACCACAGCGTGGGTTAATTAATTGAGAGATTTGGATTATGGCTTATAACAGGCGGAATTTCCTTAAGAGGGTGTTAAGCATGCAGATGTTGGTACTCCGGGTGCAAAAAGAACATCCGGGAGTACCTTATACTGTGATTTACCGTGATTACGTCTGCCCTCAGTTTGGGATATCCTACGCTACATTTAACAACTGGTTGGGAATTCCGGCCAGGCGTGAACTTGAAAAACTTGATAACAAATGAACATAATTGTAAGTGGGGACCAGAATACCGTAACGATTGACGGAACCAGGACGGATTTTAAGGAGACTAAAAAACCATATACATGTAGGAAATGCTGGTGGCGTGAATTTAGCGAAGTGGACTGTAACGAGATTCCCTGCCTCGCGAGTGAACGGAAAGATAGAAAATATGGAGTATTCACAATTCAAAATATGCCGGATCATGGATAAAAAACAGCAACGACGGAAGTATAAACTTCATCACAACCTACGCCGGAAAGGCAACACGGTAGTAGCGCGTGAAAGATGGGTGACGAAACGGGCAAAGGAAGTTTCGGAGATCGAGAAGAAATGGCTGAGAGAATTGGTCGATTTTGGGTATTGCGTATGTGACGGGTTATTTACCCCCCCCATATTGAGAATTAACAATTACAAACAATAAAGCATGGAAAGGGATCGAAATTCACAAAAAAGTATCGAAGGGGATATTTCATTTTTAAATGAAATGAAACGGATGTTGCGAGACCGTAATTACGAACATCTCAAAATAATGATAAGAGATTGGAAGGATGAACTGCAAGAACTAATGGAAGATTATGAAACAGTTGAAATTCCCGGGGATGAATAATATCACCGCAAAAGAGGGGTTGGTGATGATTAAGGTTTTGAAGCGGGAAGGCGTTACGGACGCAAAAAAAGTGATGTCGTTCATGGAAGGTATCGATGACGCTCTGACCCTCCAAAAATCGGCTTCGATAATTAACAGGTTTAGAGGCAAACGTAAAATTGGCAAAAGCGCATCACAGATCATTCATGATCGACTAATGATGATCGACATTTAATAAACTAATTAATATTTAAAATCATATGGAAAAAGAAACTGTGACAATGACTGCCCAGGAACGCGCCGAATTTGAAGCCTGGCAGGCACAAAAGAAAGCAAGAGAGGATGCCGAACGGGAAGCGGCAAACCGGGAAGCCTACAAAAAATTGGTAGATGAAAGCATCGAAATGTGTTTTCCCTCTTTGAAAGCCATCGCGCAGCAATTGGCTAAAGGCAAGAAGCTGTGTTATGACACATTCGCGCAAGTCGTGGAAATGAAAGCTGATACGTATGGAGTTAAAGACGGTCAGAAATCGCACACCTTCACGCATCGTGAATTGCCATACCGTATCACACTTGGCAACTACGAAACCGATAATTACGATGACACTGTGAATGTAGGGATCGACAAAGTGAAGGAGTACCTTAAATCCCTGGCGAAGGACAACGAGAGCAGCCTTCTTGTGGAAGGGGTTCTGAAACTTTTAAGCAAGGATCAGAAAGGAAACCTGAAGGCATCCCGTGTACTTCAACTCCGGAAAATGGCAGAGGAAAGCAGGAATGAAAAGTTTATCGATGGCGTTCGGATCATAGAGGACGCATATCGTCCGGCAGTGAGCAAGACCTATGTGAAAGCAGAATATAAAAATGAACAGAACGAATGGGTTCCGATACCCTTAGGTATGACGGAAGCATAATATTACCAATTATAAGATTAATTCAAAATGAAAACATTACAAATTGACGAAGCAAATGCCAGGAAGTTGTACAAGGATGCAACTCCGGAGTTCAAAACGACATTGGAAGATACTTTCGGGAAAGAGTTCTTTTCCGATAAGATTACTGACAGGGTCAAAACCTATGAGGACGCCTGCCGGGTACTCGGTGAGGTGCAGTTAAATGAGTTGGCCTGTTTTATTTCTGGCCTCACGCAGGATGAAATATTCTATCGCAAATTAAAAACGATAACAAAAGCATTGAATGAGGGGTGGACTCCTGACTGGTCGGATGGCGATCAAAAGAAATGGTTCCCCTACTTTAATGCCTCTTCGGGCTTCGCGTTCAGCGATACGGATTGCCTCTACTCGGGTCCGCGTGCGGGTGACGGCTCGCGCCTTTGCTTTAAAAGCAAGGAACTGGCTGAATATGCCGGACGGCAGTTCACGGATTTGTACAAAGGGTTTATTCTTTAATAACCGCCGAAAGGCTTAATAATTACACAAATGGCTAAAAAAGAAGTGAAAAAGGATGTGACCGAAAGGGTGAAAACTTTTGAAGATGCACTGCGTGAAACTGGACGTCCCAGCGTCCCTGAATTCTCCGACGTTCCCGAGGACCTGCGGGACTATTTCAAAGCGCAGTACAAAATGGTTGTGATCGCCGAGGCCCTGAATGAGGGGTGGAAGGCGGACTGGTCGGATGGTAGCCAGAAGAAATGGTACCCCTGGTTCTATGTGTCCTCTTCGGGCTTCGCGTTCTACGATGCGTGTTACTGCTACTCGCATCCGGCTGCGGGTGACGGCTCGCGCCTTTGCTTTAAAACGGAAGCGTTGGCGAGGTATGCGGGAAAGCAGTTCGTTCAAATTTGGGATGATCTGTTGCGGAAATAATTAAATAAAACGGCTGCCGGGCTTTGTGGGTTGTCCTCTTCGGGCTTCGCGTTCAACGATACGAATTACAACTACTCGAATCCGAATGCAGGTGACAGCTCGCGCAATTGCTTAAAGATATACATAGTCCGGAGCCTTGCCTCTTGGCAAAAGATGACAAATTTGAAAGGTGCTGGTAGGGAAACCGAACGCTCCGAATAGAAAGCAAAGGAATTACAGAGATGAAACGGATCGGTAGCTTATACGACAAAGTTTGCAGCCTTGACAACCTTCGTCTGGCTTATGAGAAAGCCAGGAAAGGTAAATCGAGGCAATACGGCGTCAGGCTCTTTGAGAAGGATGTGGAAGGGAATTTACACCAACTATATCAGGAATTGGCGAGCGGAACCTACCAGACATCGGAATATAGTGTATTCACTATCTATGAGCCGAAAGAACGGGAGATATACCGGCTTCCTTTTTGTGACCGTGTGGTCCATCATGCCATCATGAACATCATGGAGCCGATCTGGACGTCTATTTTCATACGCCAAACATATTCCTGCATAAAGGGCCGGGGTATCCATGACGTGTTGAGCCACCTGAAGCGCGATCTAAAAGACGTGGAGAATACCAGGTATTGCCTGAAGATAGATATCAGGAAATTTTACCCGTCCATTGATCATGATATCCTGAAATCAATCATCCGGAAAAAGATAAAGGATATCCGGATGCTGAAACTGCTCGACGAAATAATAGACAGCGCTCCCGGCGTTCCGATAGGTAATTACCTGAGCCAGTTCTTTGCAAACTTGTATTTGTCGTATTTCGACCACTGGCTAAAGGAAGAACGGAGGGTGAAGTATTACTACCGGTACGCTGATGACATTGTGATCCTGGCAAAAAGTAAGGGGTATTTGCATGCATTGCTTGTTGAGATCAATGATTATCTGGTAACCCGGTTGAACCTGGAATTAAAGGGAAACTACCAGGTTTTCCCGGTCGCTGATCGCGGTATTGACTTTGTCGGGTACAAGTCCTATCACACGCATATTTTGATGCGTAAATCGATTAAAAAAAGGCTCTGCCGGAAAGCGGCGAAGCTGAATAAAAAACAATTAACGGAAAAAGAATACAGGATGCGGATTGCGCCCTGGCTCGGATGGGCAAAACATTGTAATTCGCGTCACCTGCTTAAAATGGTTATTGATAATGAAAAAGTTCTCGGATTTTAATATCGAACCGCTTGATGAGAAGCGAATTTTCGCAGTCCCTGTTATCTCTATCGAGGAGCTTATAAACTGTGAAATTGTTGTGCTGGACTATGAAACGAATATCACGACCATACATGGCCCTAACCGGTACATTGTAAAGATCGAACATGAAGGCATTGAAAAGAAGTTTTTCACTAATGCGGATTCTATCAAGGAGACGCTGGATAAAATTGACAAAAAGGATTTCCCTTTTACGACAATGATCAAAGCGCGACGTTTCGGGGGCGCAAAAAAGACATTTTATTTTACATGATTATGGATATAAGTATAGATTTTGTAATTGTCCTGCTATTTTTAGCGATAGCGTTCGTGTTTGTCCTGGTATGTGTGTCTCTTATAACCGATAACAGGGAATTGAAAAAGCAACGCGACAAAGCCCAGGAGTTATACCTGCGCGAAGTCGAACGGAATATTGAGAGACTGAGAGAGGACGTGTTTAGGGATGACATTGAACTGCTTAATTCTATTAAGTCATGATTACTGAAGTCTCTGCAAAAACGGGTATATCAGTTGATAATTTGCTTGGCCGGAGCCGTGTTTATAAAATTGTAATTGTTCGACAGCTATATTACAAGTTACTCCGGGAGAAAAAAGGTTTGTTAGTGGAGGGTATTGGTAGGTTGTGCGATCGGGATCATTCAACAATATCAAATGGTATTAAACACGCGAATGATCTCCTGGAAACAAAGGATGAATATACAGTACGGATGTGGGATAAAATAAAAGGAATTGAACCATGATAATCGGATTTAAAGAACAATTCAGAGCCCCTATATTGAACGGGACAAAAATTCACACCATACGTGAGGATAAACACGACAGGTGGAAGCCGGGAAAAGTCATTCATATGTCAACCGGCGTGAGGACAAAGTGGTATAATTGTTTCAAAAAGGATATGTGTCGTAATATTCAAAAAATACGTATTGTTCATTGGCACAACACGGTTCACGTTTATATTGATGACTGGTTTTTTGGAGAAGCATTTCACAATAAACTATATGACATACAAACGTATACTCCAAATCTGAAAAAACTCGCGAGAAACGACGGATTTGACTCCGTATCTGATTTCTTTAAGTGGTTCAATCACGATTTCGAAGGTAAAATTATTCATTGGACTGATTTTGAATATTGAATTATGGTTATAGCGGTAGACTTTGATGGAACAATAGTGAAAGATGATTATCCGTTTATCGGCGAACCTATTCCGGGAGCAATTGAGACACTCAAAAAACTTCGTAAAGAAGGTTACCAGTTGATATTGTGGACTTGCAGAACAGGACAGAAGTTGGCAGAGGCGGTGAAGTTTTGCGCTGAAAACGGTATTCGTTTTGACGCCATTAACGATAATATCCGTTACAGGATAATTGCCTACGGTGGAAGTGATCCCCGCAAAGTTGGGGCCGACCTGTATATTGACGATCGCGGCTTGGTGAAATTGCCTGATTGGGATGAAATATACCGGATAGTCCACCGGAGGGTTCCGGATCAGAAAGATTTGCTGGATATGGAATGGGGATTTAAATACGATGACGTATAATTGATAGACTATCTTTTAATTGTGATTTTTAGATTTTTGGCCGCCCCGGTTTGTGAAAATCGGGACGGTTTTTTTATTTGATATTGAAATAGTTTTGTAGATTTGTAAAAAAAGAAGTCATGAAGTTAGCATTGAATTTAAATTTGACCGCACTGCTGATCGTGCTGCTTTCGGCATGTGGTCATCAAGGGTCTGAACCGAAAAATAATATTGCCGTGGACTCAGATTCGGTTGTATTGGAACAATCCTTGGTGGTTGCGTTTGTGAATGAATTCCTGAGAGAACATCCGGCGTATTTTAATAACAATCTTACGGTTGAGCGTTTGGATGCTAAATTTGCTGATTGTGTGTTGATGGATACGGCTATTTATGGCATACCATGGCGCGCTGAACTTATTCGAGTTGGAGAGGGGGCAAAAAATAAAGGTTATTATGCAATATTCAACATTGATGATGTGGGTATTAATAATGATAAAACATTCCGAATTAATGGGCATGTGATTGGGTTTATTCCCGAGTCAAAGGCGGAAACGATTGTCAAGGGGAATAAATATTCTATTTTTTTTCGCCCTGTAAAATATGTAGATTGTGGTGATATGATTAATATCTTTCTGCTCGATTATAGGCCGGGTAATGATAAGGCTTTTATTCGGATTAGTTCTGGAGAAGAGGATTATAATGTGAATGTTGGGTTCATGTTTTCTGAGAAAATAGAAATTTTATAAAAGCGGGATTTTCCCGCTTTTATATTTTATATTGGCTTGCCGTCTGATCCTCGAATTCTGTTTTGAATTCTATCCTGTATATGAACAGCCCGTTACGGCTGTTTTCTTTTCCCTGGCTGACACGTGACAGCGGATCAAAGTTTTCGGTACCCCATCCCTGAAGGGCGGCGTAAGTATCCGCGATAATATCATACGGTTTCAATGCTACCGGTGTTACAGATGCTGGTGCGGCCGCATTGGTTCTCATCTCCTGATTGAATGCAAGCCTCACGACGATGCGTGCATCACAATCCTGGTCGGTATCTGTAATATCTTCCGAGCGTGGAATGTTGATTCCGATCAGGGCGCAGGGAAATGCCAATGGCGCCCTTTCGAGTTCTGGTTTCAATACAGGTACACGCTCCAATTGCCCGGTATCAAGATCAATCCACTTAAGCGATTTTACTTTTGTTTTTAGCCGTTCCATGACGGCAGAATAAACTGTTTTCATACTGTTTAAATGTTGTTTAATTGTCGTTTAAAATACGCATATATTCGCGAAGTATTTTCGCCTTTATGTTCTGGATCATTACGGCGGAGCGTCCGATAAATCGGCGTTGCGGCATCTGGAACTCCTTCTTGCCGTAGATTTTTGCACGGCCGCCATAGTTATGTACACTGGCATACGCCTTGTCATTGCTTATCCGCACGCCGCGTTCAGTTTTCCGGTATGTGGTAGCATTCGCGAGTTCACGCGTTTCGCCGGACAGGATCGGTGATGTTGTCCGGGATTTAGAGAATTTGCCTGTTTGTCCGCTATGACCATACCAGGGCGAATCTTTATCACGACGTTTTACATCCTTCCAGGGATTTAGCACCTTGTCTGTAAAACCTTGATTTGCGAATGATCCTTTATAGTGATTCACGGCTTCCACACCGATAATATCCTTTATATCGTCGCCATTGGAAAACTCTTTTATTTTCTCCATTTTAGTGGCAAATCTCCGGTTAAATTCGTGAATATCCATTTTTTTACGCCAGAAGTTTGTTATTATCAAATAGTTTTGTATTTTTGCATACGGAGAGACGCCCGAAAGGGTGCCGCTCCCCCAGAGGGGAAAAATTGAGTAATCAGTTTTTCCCCTTTTTCTTGAACAACTCCCTCAATTTATCGGCATCATACCGTTTTAACCGGCCGTCTTTCGTAAGGATGATTATCTCCCGGATATTGGATGCCCTGTCTCCTTGCAGTGAAGCTTTAAGCCCTTTCCAGATATCTACATTTTTATAATCACGTCCGAGATAGATATACACTTCTGATACAATTTCCTGATTTGAGGCCGATTTAATGCTGTTTTGAATGGCGTTTTTTCCACTTTTTGATATCGGTATTTTTGCATCAGAGAGTAAACCGGTAATCAGGTTTTTTGCATCGGCATTCTTATGTCCGTCCTTATCCACCACGGATAAGAGTCTGTATTTATATCCGTAATCCTTTGCCAATAACGTGTAAGCCCTTATATTCTTCGCTTCTTCATCGGCATTTTGGCGAAAGTTTTTTGGAGTTTGAAGTATACCACCTGACCTGAATTTCTTTTCCGTATAATCTTCCCGTAATTCTTCGGCCGATTTGATGATATCGTCCCTTAGTCCTTCGTCCGTCGCTTTATAATAGGGTGTCTCTTTGATATTCACGAATTCGCCCGTTTTGCCGGGGTTATTTTGAAATACCGGAGGAACATATTCTTCACCGGGTACCGGAGTGACTTCCTTGTCGGTCGGTCGGACGCGGCAGGCGCAATTCCAATCCGATGGCGGCATGTGGGTGTCCCACCATGAATGGTGGATCGGCAGGATTGTACCGACATATTCCAGGTGTGATTCCCGTTTGTGGCTGGCGGTACTCTCGAGATATTCGAGGTTTGGGTACAGATGTTCCGTTTCAAGCCACTTGCGGTAATTGATCGCGGCACGTGCAGACCGTATGGCTGTATTGTATTCCGTTTGCAGCCAGTTAATATTATAATCCTTCGATATCTGCAACGCAAGCTTCTTGAATTCCCTGAATGATCTCAGGTTGCCATTCTCATCATGCAGTAATCCGACCAGTTCTTTTGTCTGCTGATGGTTTTTAAATGCTGAGAAAACCGATGCATTGCCTTTGAATTCATCAATGAACTCCTGGTTTTTTTTTCCGAAATCAACGCCGGCGATCTTAACCTCCTTGTCAATACCATGTTGTAGGGCATCATTGGTGATCCTGAATAAATTTTCATTGACAAGGTCATCATTACCCCCGTATACTTCTTTTAGTGCCTCATTGAGCAATTTATTAAGATCGATGGTATAACTGTCCCCGTCATCATCTTTAAGTGTTGTGCGACCCGTAATAGTGTCTATTAACCGTGTCGCGAAGCTTACCTTGTTGCCCCGCTCCTGAGTCGGGGCGTCTGCGAAAAAATGGTCGAAAAGTTTTTTCTTTGACTTTTTTTCTTTGACTTCATCCGGACTCGCTTCCGGTTCCGGATCAGTCTCCGGTTTATTATTCCTGCGGGCAATAACATCACCCTTATCTGCCGCGGGTATACCAAATTTTTCCTGGAAATAGTAAGCCGGAATCTCGATGATACTTGCCAAACTGATGAGCTCCTCTACGGTTAAATCCTTGATCGCCTTCGGAAATACGAAAGAACCTCCTTTTACAGGGAATCCTCTCCGTTCCAATATCGGCTTAAGTTTGTGGTTCAGGACGCGCTGTACGAATCGCAAATCAGACTTGTTGACTTCTTCCTCCACCTCCTTGTGTACCTGCCCCTGTGAGCGGCTGGCGCCATCTTTAGTAGTCATTGTTTGCGACAGGATGGTAATTAATAGCTGTTCATCCAGCGTATTAATGAAATCTTTATATAAAGTCCCACCGCCGTTACCGCTTTGGGTAGTAGTATCGATATCGGTTTCTTTCGGGACGATCAGTGTTGCAGCGGCTCCCTGTGAATTGAATGCTTCCTGCAGGGCTTTCCTTGCTTCCGTATCATATATGCTATATTTTCCGACACGGAGTGGCATTCCAAACAATTCCACCATTTGAGCCCAGTCACCAATGCCGCCCCGTTTCATTATGGCATATGGACAGGCACGCAGCAACAGGCCGTGTTTGTGTTCCCGGCTGATTACCTCGATCACATCCAAATCCGCATAAGGTATCTGCCCGTCCGGATCATTTTCCAGTTTGGCGATGGTTTTAGTTTCCGGACGTATGTGTTTACGCGGTACGGAATAAACGTTCATTCCGTTTGTATCAAACGTGGGTTCAATGACGGACATATGCCAGAACTTAGCCTTGATAACCTCCTGTAACAGATATTCGAAATCTTCCGTATCGATCATGTTTATCATATCTTCCGACTCGGAGCCGTCTGCATATTGGAATGTGAGGTCCGCACCTGTTACAGCGCGTATACGTTTGTCGATGGCATCCCCGAGCACTCCATCCGTCAATATGTCTTCATACATATTGAACAGGGATGTCCGCCTTCCCTGGTCTGCAGATTGAAGTGCGGTACGCCATTTACCGATGTCCAATATTTGCCGGTTGACCGGTTTGACTTCAATCTGGTTGATTATAATGGGCTGATTTTTGAGTGAATTCCCCGTTTTTATTTTATTTCTTGACATGCTTAATAATGATTATCACGTTTCGGATTTGAATTAAATAGGATGACACCTGTCTGTTTATCTTCGGGCAGGGCTTCAAGATCAGGAACGACATCACCCTTTTGCACAGCTTTGAGCCAGTCAATGGCACGTTTATAGCGTTCCATCCGCAGACCAAGATCGGTGTTCACGTTGCAGATGTTCACGAAGTGCCATACAGCGATATCTTTCAGGAAGATGATCAGCAGTGAATTCCGGGCATCACCTGTCTTGCTGAATTCAGTGGCGATATCGAAAGCACGGAGATACCCTTTTGCCTCGGATATCGCAGCATCAATGGCAGACTGCAGGATAGTGTTGTCTCCTGATGTTATCACATCCACCTGCTCCTCATAGAGGTGGGTTTTGATTTCTTCGATAGTTACATAACTCATAGTTTTGCCTTTTTGAATTGTGGATGTGAATTGACCTTTGTGAGTGTATCATACAGGCATATTTTACTCATTGCGGCAACGTTCATGTTGCGTTTGAGTACTCCGGCATTCTTCAGTGCCTGTATGTCTTTCCGGTTGAGTGTCCGGTATTTTCCGCCAATGAAATAGACATACGTCCGTTTTCCCTTTTGGTTACCGTTCCCGGACGCAAGCCTTTCAGCTTTTCGGACTGCCCGCCGGAAATGAGGTAAGTTACCACGCCACTTGGTACGCAGTTCAATAAATTTTGCCAGGATTTTGATAATGATCTTTTTCATACTACCATCGTTTTTTATTGGTGTGTTGTACACCGATTATGATTGTGTCACCGCTCAAGGTGAGCAGCTTGTTATTGCAGATGAATCCACCTCCCTCGACGGCATCGGGACCGTCTGCAGGAGAATTAAGTGCCGGAGATACTAAAAGGAATTGCTCTTCGAGCCTTTGCATGTGAGGGTTACCTCTTTCTTTTTCATTAAAGATGAGCCTGTTTGTGCGATTGAGTGGTTCTAAATTACCCTCCATACGTGAAAATTTATCCGGTTTTTTTCGTGTATCCGGGATAATTCCTATATGGTGCCCGCGTTCCTGTCCCTTTTTGAAAAATAGAGGTAGGAATACCTGCTCATAAAATGGATTTTGTAAGGAATTATTTTCGATGTAATTGTAGATTTGTGTTTTACCTCCCACATAGTCTTCAATTGCATAGAACCAATCTACAAACTCATCATTTGTGACCCGGTCGAGAAACCCGGTAATTACGTATAATATGCCTTCATATACGCCAGTCAACCATAAAGCCTTTGTGCTGTTTTTCCGGTCTGTCTTGTTGTTGGATGGTGAAGGATCACCATAAGCGACAAGAAACCGGAAACGGTTAAGAGGCGGTATATTTCCATAAGTGATCTCCTTGAATACGCTTCCCTGTGTGAGAGGCGTATTCATGTATTCAGCCATATAGGCAGCGGTGGATATCGTTCTTTTGATTCTCTCAATGTTTTCCTGGGAATTTTTTTCAGGCCAGGATGAATTTCCGTTTTTATCTTCCAAGTTTACAATATCCACATGGTCGGCTATCTTCATTGCCCTCGCGACACAACAGTCTTTCGCAATCAGGTTTCCCAACCAAACGACTTGGAATGGTTTATCCACCGCACGTGTCGGCATCACGGCGCGTTCGCACCAGTTCCAGCGTTTATCTATAATTTCGCTGTTCCGCACATCTTCGTCCGTGTCTATATCGGAAAATATAACTTTGTCCGGGCGTACTTCCTCGTTACGTGATCCGCGCGGAGACTGGTCGGCTCCGACGGCAAGAAAACTGACTCCCTGTGTAGTTATAAAATCACCGTAAGCCCACGAACCGGGCATCTTCTGTATGCCGTAATCATCAATGATCCTTTCGTTTTTCTCCAGTGCATTCCGATATGGTTCAAGCAAGTCCGCAGCTTTGTCCCAACTGTTGGATATTAGTATGATATTCCGTTTGATGCCGGTCAAAGCCTGATAGATTGTTTCCATCATGCACACAACGTCTTTTGCCAATTCCCGTGCCCATACCCGTGACTCAATGAATTCGGGATTATTAAGGATACGCTTCGACGCTTTTTTGTGAAACCTGGCTGAAGGGGCCGAACAGTATTTAGCGAAATAATACTTTTTCCATTCCTCGAAATCACCTTCGAGGCGTTTTATCCGCGCTCTTTTCTCCGACTCGGATTCATTCATCCGGGCATTGGCGGATGCGACAAAGTTTTTATAAAAAGCATCCCATTCAGCCTGTATCTGCTTTTTAGTTTTTTTTGCTGTCCCACTCATCCCCTTACCTCTTTAGTAAATCCTTTATGAAATCATCGAAGATGGCTGCCAATTCAATAGCTTTGTCAGCATGATAAATGCGCACGTAATTCAATACCCGCTTACTTACTTCGTAGACATCCGCAATATTGGCTTCACTCTCAAGAGACCTGATCGAACTGGTATATTTCGCGATGGCATCAATTTCTTTGCTGTTTGCGAATCGTTCGCCTTCCGGACGTGTCATAATTGCGGCATTCAGTTCGTCAAGCTGCATATACAGCCTGCTTAATTGCGCTTCCCTGGTTATGAGCATGGATTGTTTTAATTTTTCCCACTCGCCATCCTTGTACCATTTATTCATGGTTACCGCCGATACCTGCACCTTTTCGGCTGCTTCCTTTTGGGTGAGGTTGTCTCTCAGAATAAGCTGTTTCGCCCATTCCTTCTTTTGCTGCATAGTTAAGTTGGCCATACCTTTTTTGTCACAAAAATCCATTTACGGCAGGGGAAAAACAAAAAGTGTATTAAGGGTTAGAATGATCGTATTAAGGGTTAATACACTTTTTGGAATTGAGATCGCGGAAGGTGTTTCTTTGCTCAAAAAAACAGCGCAATGGCGAAGGCAAAAACATTTGTATTAAGCGATGAATCGGTAAACACTTACGGATTTCGATTACTTCTCTCCGGGGCGGATATTGAACAGTTCAGACGTAACCCCGTGATGTACCTTAACCATAATGATTGGGGTACACCGATTGGCCGATGGGAAAATATACGCATTGAGGATGGTAAATTGATGGCTGACCCGGTATTTGACCTCGAAGATGAAGAAGGTAAAAAAATTGCCGGCAAGGTAGATCGCGGATTCCTGCGCATGGCCTCCGTCGGCTTACGTGCTATTGAGCGATCTGAGGAGCCCAAATTGATGCTGCCTGGACAAAAATATCCAACCGTCACGAAGTGGCAACTTCGGGAGGCTTCTATTGTCGGGATCGGGGCTAACCACAATGCCATCCGCCTGTATGATGAAAATGATAGGTTGCTCTCCGATGATGAAATTCTTAAACTTTTCGATAAAACCAAACCAGTAAATTTTGAACAAAAGATGAAAAAGGAAACATTCACCCTTTTGTCGCTTGCGGATAATGCGAGTGATGAACAACTACATGACGCCATCCGGTTGATCGTAGAAGAAAATACGCGGCTGAAATCGGATAAAAAAACGCTCTCCGACAAGTTGCAGAAAATTGAGGACGATGCAAAGGCAGCGCAAAAGGCGGAAGCCGTCAAGTTGACCGATGCGGCAATCAAAGAGGGCCGTTTAAATGCCCAGGCGCGAGAAGCGACTTTAAAGCAATTCGACAATGACTTTGAAGCGACAAAGACGATGTTGGAAGCTATTCCTGCCCGTACAACGCTAAAAGACGCCATCGCTGAATCGGACAAATCGGAGTTGGAAAAACTGTCTGCAATGTCGTGGGATGAACTGGATAAATCCGGCAAGCTGAAAACGCTGAGAGATAAATATCCTGACACGTACAAAGAGAAATTCGACGAGCAGTTCAAAAAATCCTGAACCGGCTTAAGCCAGGTATTAACTGAAACTTTAACTATTTTATAAACAAAACTTTAATAAACAATGAAAAAGATTTTAGCACTGATGTTTAACCTGTTTATCGGGGCCATTCTGGCAACGGTGACAGGAGGCGGCCTGATGGCCGCAGTTGTGGCGGGCGGCGCACTGTCCCTGATCCCGAAAACCATTACCGGGTCACTGCCGATGGCTATCCAGGTGGAGATATGGGAAAAGGACATTGTGGAAGGACTTTGGGCCAGCAATGCATTTTTGACATTCGCGTTTAACGCCGACCAGTATGTGTTGCAGGGAAAAGTGGTACATATCCCGCAGGCCGGGGCGGCTCCCGGGGTAGTGGTGAACAGGACTGAATTGCCGGCTACGGTCACCCAGCGTACGGATGTCGATATTACGTATGCGATCGATGAGATCACGGCCAATCCTGTATTGATCCCCGATGCCGATACGGTTGAATTGTCGTACGATAAACGGACTTCTGTTACCTCCGAGATGCGTGCTGCCATGTATGAGGCGGCTGCGTTGAATATGATCTACAGGTGGTCCCCTGAGGCGGCAACACGCATATTGCGTACTACCGGGGAAGCCGTTGCAGCACACTTGCCGAGTGCAACCGGCAACCGTAAATCCCTCAAACTTTCCGACATTAAAAAGGCGCAAACCCAATTCAATAAGGACAATGTTCCGAGCGCGGACCGTTATCTGCTGCTTGATGCGGAAATGTATGACCAGTTGACGAATGACATGACCGCAAACCAGAACCGCGACTTTCTCGCAGCCTACGATGAAAAGAACGGCATCCTTGGACGTATCTACGGGTTTAACGTCATACAGCGTTCGCAGGTAATGCGCTACACAAACGCTTCTACTCCCGCGAAAAGGCAATGGAGCGCCGCCGGTGCAGCAACGGATAATGCCGCTGCAATCGCATGGCAAAAACAGAGCCTCGAACGCGCTTTGGGTGACGTGAAGTTCTTTGAAAATCTCCAGGATGCAACCTATTACGGTGATATCTACTCGGCATTGATCCGGTTGGGCGGACGTATACGCAGGAATGACGGGAAGGGTGTACTGGCAATCGTCCAGGATGCATCTGAATAATTAACCCATATCTGATGAAAACGAGCAACAGGGGTATCGAATTGATTAAGGCGCATGAGGGGTTTTCCTCTCGCGCCTACCTCTGCCCCGCTGGCAAATGGACGATAGGTTACGGACACACGGGCGGCGTTAAAAGCGGTGATGTGATAACCGAGGCTCAGGGCGAAGCCCTACTGCGATCCGATATTGCCACGGCGGAAAGAGCGGTAAATAAAACAGGATTGAAACTGACGCAAAACCAATTCGATGCCCTTGTTTCGTTTGTGTTCAACGTTGGCACCGGGAATTTCAACCGTTCGACATTATTGAAGTCCGCAAAAGTGAGTACAAACGATCCCCGGATCAGGCAGGAGTTTTCCCGATGGATATATGCGGATGGAAAAATAGAGCCTGGGTTGGTAAAGAGACGTAAAACAGAAGCAGATTTGTACTTCTCTAAATAATTGAATCGTGGGAACTTTTGAAATCATATCGCTGGTCTTGAATTTACTGCTTGGCAGCGGCCTGATCGTTACCCTTGTAACGCTAAAATCAACGATCAAGAAGGCGGAAGCGGAGGCAAAGGCATCGGAAATAGGCAATGTGGACTCAGTTGCGAAAATGTGGCGTGAACTGGCTGAAAAGATGGAAACACAATACATGAACGTGAATGAACAGGTTGACAAGTTGAGTCGGGAAGTGAACCGGTTGAGGGCTATTAACAGCAAGATCGTCAGGTTGCTTGACAGAATTACTCCGGAGAACCTGGTAGACATGGTTGAAAAAATAAAACAGGAGATAAACAGCAGTGAAGAAAATAATCATCCTTTTTCTGATAGCCCTATTGGCCGGTTGCAAAACTCAGCGAACGCCGGTCATTCAGGTACCAATAAAAACAGTTGAACGGAAAGTAACAACGCTCGTTCCTGTTTTTGTTCCTGGGGATAGTGCTGTCCTGAAAGCCTGGTTTGAATGTGATTCGCTGAATAACGTACTGTTAAAGGGCATCGATGAGCAAAAAAGTAAGAATATGGCTTCTGATTTCTCTTTTAATGATGGCGTACTGGAATATGGCACAAAGACGCAACCGGACACTGTATATATCCCTTCTGACACAATTTACATGGATAAGGAAATACCTGTTCCGGTTGAGGTGGAAAAGAAGGTGAATGTATTAACGAAATTTCAATCGATCCGGATATGGATCGGGAATATTATACTATCGGTCATTTCCGGGATGTTGGTTTATGGCCTGTTTAAACTGTATTTAAACTTTAGAAAATTATAGATTATGGCAGAAAAAATTTTAGCGAAACTTCGCGTGAAAAAAATTGAGGCGGCAAACCCTATCACGGCAGCAGACGGTATCTCGTCCGCGACATGGGAAGAGTGGCCTTTGACGCTTCGTGATGATGAATTGTTGATTTCGGAGGAAGAACCGGAAGAGGAAGAGCTGTACTCACACGAAAACGATGCCCCTGAGGATATTGACGTTACGGGTGCAGGACTGCGTGTGACAGGAACGTTTATTAAAGCCATGCGGGAGCAGATGGCAGACCTGATGGGTGGGGAAGCAGTGACAACCGGAGAAGGAGAAAGCGCTGTAACGAAATATCATCACTCCGCTTCTAAACTGGTATTGAAAAAGGCTTTGAAATTCACATGCCACGACGGATCAGAAGTAGTTGTTCCGAATGCAAGCGGGTATGTGAACATCGGGTTGAATATCGGTAAAGGCGGACGGGCAGCGTTCCCGTTTAATTTCCGTTGCCTGAAAGCAAGTTCTACCTGGGATTGTGACCTGGTACTGTAATGGATACCCGGCTACAAGCAGCCAACACGATATTGGAAAGGGGCGTGCGGTTTCGGCTGCCCGCCCCTTTTTACAAGCGGTGGCTCAAAAAAGACTTCGTAACGATCCGGCACCTGAAAGCGGGCACGATCCTGGAAATATCACGGGTAGTCCTGGAATCGAAATTGGAGGAGGCGGTCACATTCGGGGATCACGAATTTCTCCACAAGGCGGTCGAACCCTGCGCACGGTGCATAGCAATTGCCATCCTGAACGACAAGGGAGCCATTGAAAAAAAGGTGGATAAGTTGACGGAACGGCTTATATGGCAGGTGAGCGCTGAAAGCTTGATTGATATATTCCTGAAAATATCGGTGATGAACCGCATGTCGGATTTTATGACGATTACCAAATATTTCCTGAACAGGATGACGACGATGATGAACAGGAGGAGTTTGGGGCACGGAGAGGACGGGAGTTAAAAGGCCGGTATGTCGGCCTCCATAGCCCGTGGGGATTGTTCGGCGAGATAATGAAGGAACGCGGATATACGCTCGATTATGTGTTATGGGGCGTAGCTTGGATAAATCTTTTAATGGAGCGGGCGGATGCCCCCCGCTATACTAAAAAACAATATGCTCCGGTCGTGGAAGGAGCGGACGGATTAAAGGAACGGTTAGGACGATAACATTATGGCAGAGGAACCAGTTGAAATAGATATTAACTTGCGTCAGAACGTAGATACGGAGGCAAATAAGGCAGCCGATGCCATTGCCCGTCTGGCGGCTGAGAGTTCGCGTGCGCAGGAAGACGCCTCGCGGATGATCAACGTGCAACGGGACGTCGTTTCCCGCCTGAAAAGCGAAATAGAGTCACTTCAGAAGGCATTCAGCAACATTTCCATCGACACGAACGATGAAAAGGCCGTGAAATGGCGGCAGGAAACATACCAGCAAATCCGGGCCCTGAATATCGAACTGGCTGACCAGGAGGGAATATTGGCAAAACTGGAAGCGCGAAACAATGCCCTGGCAACCAGTAAGGGCAAACTCTTAAGCGATATTGAAGCCGTTGCTACGGGAATGAATAACCTCACCGCAATGGGGCGTGGTGAAAGTGAGCAGTACAAGGAACTGGAAGCGCAATTAGCGACGATGGCCGACGCCTACATGGGGATGAAGGATGAGCAGGATAAGATCATTGCGGCGCGGGTAGACCTTGAATCGTTCTCCGCGTCGCTGGATGGTGTAACCAATTCAATACAGTCGGGTGTTGAGCAATTCGGGAATGCCTCCGAAAAAACGGCGGAGCTCACGGAAAGCTTGGAGGCTGTTGGACGGGCACAGGCTGTTGTCGATGCGGGACAGAAATCTGTTAATGATACTGTCGCCGAGACAGCGGAAAAAAACCGGAAAGCGACTGAGGAAACTCAAAAATGGTCTGTGATGAATCAGTTTCTGGCAAAAACATTCAATATCTCCAACGCTGCTGCCCAGAGATTGATCGCGACAATGTCCCTCGGGTTGGGGATCGCTATTGGTGCAGTAACAAAGCTAATCCAAAAACAGATAGAAAAATGGAGGGAGGCGAAACGGGAACAGGAGGAGTTTGACAAATCGGTTGCCTCTAATGCCGCATCCCAGATTGCTAATTATGAGAAATTGCGGGCCTCTTACAACAAATTGGGCGATGACCTGAAAGCCAAAGAAAAGTTTATCCTCGACAATCAGAGTGCATTCAGGCAGCTTGGTGTATCGATCAACGATGTCAATGCGGCCGACAACCTGTTTATTTCTCAAACAGACGCTTTCCGTTCGGCGATTGAAGAACGTGCCCGTGCAGCGGCAGCTATGGAAATGGCGGCCGACAAATACAGGGCAGCATGGCAGAAGCAGCTTGATGCCGACGAACGTGAAAAGAATCCGACGGCCTGGGATAAACGGTCACCTTTAAGAGGATGGTACCTGAGGGATGGTGAAACTATATCTCTTAACGTGAATGCCGCCAATGCTGCTGACAAATTGAGGCAGCAAGCCGCAAAAGAAGAAAAGGCCGCGCAGGATTATGTGAGCAGGTATGTTGCCTCGGAAAGCAAGGCGGCGGAGGATATGAAAAATGCCAATATCGATGCGACAAACAAATTAACGGAAGGAACAAAAGCCTGGTGGGAATGGCAGAAGAAAAATGCACAAACACGATTGGATACATTGAAAGATACCGAACAAAATTCGGAAGAGTGGAACCGGCTGGCAGATGAGATAAGGTCTGCTGATAAAGTAATTAAAAGTTTTGACATCACCGGGTCGGATAAAAGGGATGCCGGTGCGGAAAAGAAAGCCGAAATTGAAAGGAAAAAAGTTTCTGCCGCGGCTGAAAGATTGAAAAAATGGGGCGTCGATATTCAGAACGATATCGATGCTGCTGTCGTTGCGGCTATGGAGGAAGGCCGTGAAAAGAAACTCGAGGAACTGAAAGCCGATTATGATAAACGTATTGCCCTGATCGAGCAACGCCGGCACGAAATTGAACTACTGGAAAAAGAAACCGGCGTGGACGGTTCTGCCCAAAAAGGTTTGTTAGATACCCTTGCCGACAACGAAAAAAAGAAATACGAAGCACAGGTCAAAGTTGTGACAACGGCCAGCCGGAAGGTTCTTTCGGAAGTATGGAATGAGATCAATTCCCGTTTCCGGACAGAAAATGAAAACCGCCTTGCTGAAATAGATCTATTTTACGCCGAACAGACAAAGAAGGCCAAAGAAAACGGGGCGACCCAGGAACAACTGGATAATATTTCCCTTTCCCATAAACGGGATATTGAATTGGAAAAACATCAGATTGCACTTGAAACGCTCGATTTTGAGGCACAAATAGAACTCAGACGGGCGGAGATCGCAGATGAAAGGGTACACCTGCAAACAGACCGTGAAGAAAAGATATTAAAAATCCAACTTGATGCTGCCAAAAAACGCCTGGCAAAATTACAGGAGATTGAAGCTACAGGAGGCGATGCCGCAAAAGATATTGAACTTGTGCAAACCGAGATTGAAAACTTATCCGCTTCGATCCGTAGAATACCGGTTAACAGGATAAAGGAAATCGGAAGCCATCTAAAAAGCTGGTTGAATAGCCTCTCAGGTATCGGAGGGGACTTGGGAGACTCTTTTGCCGCTCTCGCCGACAATGTGGACGGTATCACGGCGGCATTCGATAAAGACACAACAACGTATGATCATGCCGGAAATGCCATTTCCGGACTTGTTAAATTATACCAGATGGCAGCCGCCCAACTGGAAGAGAATCGCCGCAAACAGGAGGAATGGAACGCTGCAATTGAGGAAGCGTCACACAAGGCGCGCATGATGCGCATAGAAGAGTTGGAATACCAGAAATCTAACGTGTTCGGCGTGGAGAATCCCTATGCCTCCGCAATTGCCGGGGCAAACCAGTACCGTCAGGCAATGACAGAATTGAACGACTCCCTGAACAAGCTGGCAGGCGGCCAGATTCAGACGGGGACGAAAAAGGTCGTATCCGGGAAAAATGTTGCTACTGGTGTTGGTGCCGGAGCCGCGGTCGGAGGGGCTATCGGCAGTGTTGTTCCCGTCATTGGGACGGCTCTGGGGGCTGTAATAGGCGGGGTGCTGGGTGGCATCTTCGGTGCAACGAGAAAGAAAGTGGTTCCCGTGTTTGAGTCCCTTGCAAAAGAATTCGGGTCGATACTTAAAGAAGGTACCGAAACCTTTGAATTAAACCCCAAGATACTGGAGAACTATTCCAAACTCGATGATGCAACAAAAAAACTTGTTGACAATTGGGAGCAGATACGTGAAAAGGCTCTCGAAGCGCAGGAGCAAATGAGACAGACGTTTGCAGACCTGGCAGGAGATATCGGCAATAGTCTTTCATCCGCATTGGTCAATAGCTTCAGGAATAATGACCTGTATTCGGCGGTAGACGATTTTGAAAAGAAACTTACCGGCACGATTGAGAATATTATCGCTCAACTTGTTTTCTCCTCTTACTTCCAGGGTCTGTTTGATCAACTCCAACAGAAGATGGAAGATAGTTTCGGTGAAGGAGGTGACGGGGATATTGTAGATGATATCGTTTGGTTCTCCAAAGTATATAAGGATCAAATCGCGGCATATGGAGAGAGTATGGAAGAAGTGCGTAAAGAAATGGAACGGCAGGGGTTTGATATATTCCGGCCGGATGAAGTTTCCCGGTCGGCGGCATCGAAAGCCATATCAGGTGTTAGCCAGGACAGCTTTGATGATTTTTCCGGACGCCTCACATTCCTGGTAATGAAAGTATCCGATTTGGGAACGATCAATGCTTCGATACTGGATACGAATCAGGAGCAACTGGCGGTTATGCATGCCATGCTCGGACATATGGAGGAGATTGCGGAGAATAGCCGGTTTCTTCAGCATCTTCGGGAAATTGACGAAAACATCGAAAGGCTTGCACGAGAGGGAACGTATATTAAACGATAATAAAATGGCAATCGGAAGTTGTATAATTGATACGGTAGATTTAGCCGCTTACGGAATATTTATCGAGCGCGGCGGATCAGATGAATTCCTTTCATTTCCCGACAGGAGAACCCCGGATCAGAACGATTGGGCGGAACATGACGGATTGGATGTTGATTTGTCTGATCTGTCATTCGAAGCTAAAAAAGTGCAGGTGAAATATGTGATTATAACGGATGATGAAACGGCGTTTAAACAGCATTTAAGCAGTTTTGAAACACTTCATTTTGCCGCCGGTTACCGTTCTGTTTTCGTGAAAGAGTTTAACCGGACATTTCAGTTAAGATTTACAGGTTTCAGTAATTATTCCCATAAGGGCGGATTGTATTTACAGGCAAAGAAAACCGGTAGGATCGCGGTTGAGTACAGTATGGATGATCCCTTGCAGTTCTTCACGCCTGCTATCGATACACCGATTACGACGCGTGCAACGTTGGCCCAGGTGACCCTAAACGATATTGACCTTTCCCGATTCGGTATTGTGGTGCGCGATATCTATTCAACTGCCTTGCGGCCACAGTCAGCAAAACCGGTACTGGAACGGAAAATAAACCATATAACCGGACTTACTGCAGATACCGGAGTGATCCCCAAGCGGCAGGCGCGGACAATTGAAATACAGTGCACAATGGTTGCCGGAGCGATTGCGGAATTCATGACTAACTGGAATGCCCTGTTTAATAATCTGCGTGTTACGGTTCCCGTGCAATTGGGTATCACCCGTACCGGATCAGTCCTGAATTGCTATTACAGCAAAATGACGAATTTCAAAAAAGAGACGCCGTTTTCCCGGAAAGTCAAAGTGAGTTTTAATCTGATTTTACAAGAGATATGAAAATATATAATGCCTCCGGAGCAGAGATACTCGACATCCAGGTCGATGACAGCAGCGTGCGTTACCGTTCGATCATGAACGATGACAGCCTTACCCTGAATTTCTCCACCACGGGACCGGTATCGGTTCCCCGTGGTTCCTATGTGGATTTCGAGGGTGCGCGCTATACGTTGTTTTATCCGGAGAATTTCAAAAAGAACAGCACCAGGGACTTTGAATATACATTAATACTGCATGGCTGGCGTGAGGCGTTGAAGTTATACAAGTATAAGGACTTGTCCGCAAAACCTTACAGGCTGAAATTTCCTCTGACTGCCCGGCCGGTTGATTTCCTTCAGTTGTTAGTGGACTGTATGAACCTGCATGATGCGGGTTGGTCTGCTGGTGATTATATCGAAGCCGATGAGAAACTGATAAGCTTCAATCATGAGTATTGTTTTGATGTTCTTGGCCGATTGGCAACTGAATTTAATACCGAGTGGGAGATCACCGGCAAAACCATCCATTTGCGGAAAGTCGAGAAATTCAAAGATGCCCCTTTGCCGTTATCATACGGCATGGGAAACGGGTTTAAAACAGGCGTCGGCAGGCAGAACGACGGTGACCGGCAACCTATCGGGCGTTTATATGTCCAGGGCGGGGAAAGAAATATCGACTACAGTGAGTACGGTAGTTCCTCGCTGCTGTTACCCAAATCGGCGTCGTTGGTGTATGAAGGGAAAACATACAGAACCGATGCGGACGGGATGTATATTACCAGGGACGGTAATAGCAATACGGCGGAAGACAGCTACGACGGATCGGATCATTACCCGAAGCGCGTCGGAATCGTGTCCCATGTCATTGTCGTGGATGCCGCTCAACACTTTTACGATATCCGGGATACGTCGATCCCCGCAGCGCTGGATTACCGGGACTGCCGGATACCGGGCGAAAAAGCTACTATTGTATTCCAGTCGGGGGCACTGGCAGGAAGGGAATTCGATATCGAGCAAACCGACACCGACCTGACAGGCTATATTCACGCTGAAAGACGCTTCAAGATCGTCCCGGCTGAACTTGACGGGCAGGTCATGCCCGGAGGTGTATTCGTGCCTCAGGTGGGCGATAAATACGCCATATTCAATATATCCATGCCCCAAGCGTATATCTCCGACAACGCAACCAAAACAGGCGCGTCCTGGGATATGTTCCGGGAGGCCGTGAAGTATTTCGCGGAAGAGGAGAATGATAAATTTTCGTTCACCGGTGAACTTGACGGGGTATGGTCGAAATCACGCTGGTTGGAGATCGGCGGGAAGATCGTGCCGGGCGGTCATGTCCTGTTCAGTGATCCCCAATTTCAACCGTCCGGCATCCTGATCCGGATAACCGCCGTAAAGGACTATGTAAACAAGCCGCACAAACCGGAGATCACATTGAGTAACGCTCCGATCTCAGGATCATTCTCGGCTGATCTGGGTAAACTCGAAGCGGAGGAAGTTGTACGGGAAGCGGATAAAAAAGAGGTGATCCGCTTTACAAAAAGGCAGTGGCGTGATGCTAAGGAAACGATGTCGATGCTTCAGGAGGCGTTGTTAAACTTTTCAGGCTCTATCAACCCGATTACCGTGCAAACCATGCAGCTTTTGGTTGGCGACGAAAGTTTGCAGTTCCGATTCGTCAACAATAAAACAAATCCGTCGCCGGTTACACACAATGTATCCTTTAATCCCGCAACAAAAGTTTTAACGGTCACATCGGGGATCATTCAGCACATGACGTTAGGCATTACCTCGCTGAAAAAATCGCATGCGGCAAACGAATACAAGTATTGGGACATGTCGGCCTATACTTCACCGGCGTTGGATGCTGATAAAGCGTATTACCTGTATGCCAGGTGTGCAAAATCGGGTACTACCGGAGTTTTCCTGTTATCCGAAACGGCAATCGGAATGGAAAGTGTCGCGAATCAGTACCATTTCCTACTTGGTGTCCTGAACAGTGAACAGGACGGCGACCGCTCATTTGCTCCCCTTTACGGTTTCACCGAGATCCTGCCCGGCCGGGTCACAACCGACCGCATTGTTTCCCAGGATGGGAAAACTTACTTCGACCTCGATACTGGAGAGATCGGCGGGAAAATCACTTTCCGATCAACATCCGGGCAGGATCAGGACATGGCGGATTGGGCTGATGGCACATCACAAGATATCCAAGATGCTCAAGCAGCCGCAGCCGCAGCCGCCTTAAAAGCGCAACAAGCCATTGAAGATGCAGAAGCAAACGTAGGACTAATAAATACAGAAATAGGCAAGCTACAGGCTCAAATTGACGGTGAAGTATCGAACTGGTTTTATCCATACACGCCTACTTTAGCGAATTACCCTGCCTCTGACTGGACTACAAACGAGATTAAAGACAGGCATATAGGAGACACGTTTACAAACACATCACAAGCACCTGCTACAGATGCAGGGAAAAGCTGGAGATTTGTTAAAAACGGCTCTGTTTATTCTTGGACTTTGATTGCTGATTCCGATGCGGTAAAAGCACTATTAAAAGCTGCGGAAGCACAAGCCACAGCAGACGGTAAGAGTACTACCTTTTTAATTCAGCCTACAAAGTATCATTTAGGCGATATGTGGGTTTTAAATTCCGATCAAACAGTTAACGGAATTGCTTATAAAGAAGGAGATATCCTTACTGCAACGCAAGATAGCACAACGTTTGTTCAGGCACATTGGGTGAAAAGGGTGAGATATACAGATGATACGGCAATAGATAATTTGGAGATTGGGGGGAGAAATTATGTACGTTCATTCCTATCAGGACTATGGAAGAGCTTTGGAGGAGAAGGAACAATTGATAATATTTCACAAAATGTCAGTAGGGTATATGGCACTAAAACTGGCGGAAGCAGTTTATCTAACTGCCTTGTTATTCCATTAAAAGGTGATACAACATACACAATATCTGCAAATGTTATAACTGCTTTAAATGGATGGTTTCTTTTTAGAGAGAAAAATAACACAATAAATGATAGGTCAGGGCAAGTAGCGATTCATTCCGTTCAAAATAATGGATCTGGCTTTGATATTTCTGAGGGATATGTAGAAAAAACTTTTACTACAAAAACAGAAACAAAATCAATTATTCTTGAATTTGGGTCAAATACTGTTATAACGGATTTTGATGTAAAAATAGAAGATATAGTTCTTGTAAAAGGAAACAAACCCACCGATTGGACACCAGCACCCGAGGACGTGCAGGCGGAAATCAACGACGCTAAACAAGAAGCCCTAACCGCAGCAGGGAACGCACAAAACACAGCCAATTCACTCAAAGACTTCACGGATACAGCTTTCAGAGACGGCATAATTGACCGTTCAGAGAGTGTGGCGATAGAGAAGTATAAAAACTCTCTGAATGAAGCAATGGCAAAAGCGGAAGCATCGTATAATAAAGTCTACGCAAATACCTACCTCGAAGGTGCTGCGAAAACAAACCTCCTGAATGCAAAAATCAACCTCTGGGGGCAACGGGACACGCTGTTAAGTGCGATCAACACAGCCATTGCCGGGGGTACGACTACTCCCGCTCAAAAGACGGCCGTCGACAATGCTTTCGCAACGTTCAATAGTCTTATGTCTGCCTTCCAAAACGCTATCGAAGATGCGAACAAGGCAATACAGGTGAAGCTTGATGCTATAAGCAAAGGGTACGTCGACAATCTGCAGATCGGGGGGGTGAACCTGTTATTGGATTCAGAGGCGAAAACATGGGAAAAATGGGCGACCGGGGCAAGCATATCCAGCGTGGTATCCAAGTTCGGCGTGAACAATTGGGCGGTGAACACAATAACCGACAACACGAATCCCGGATTTGCCTTATATCAGAGTTACCCTATTTCTGACGTCACAGATACGAGATGGAAGGATAAGGACATAATTCTATCCGCAACCGTGTTACCATGGAATACCGGCAGAAACATAAGGATCGAACTTATAGTTGAATATGTTGAGAACGGCGAGACTAAGCGTAATTATTATACTGGCGACTACGGGACCACCATAGCTGGCGAGACATTGGTATTATCTGTTAAAAAACCTGCGTTCCCATCGAATTTAGCAGATATTGGAGTTACATATATAAAGGTTATACTGAGAAGCACATCAACTTGGGGTGTTGGCGACACATTCCGGGCAAGGGGTGTGTATCTTGGTATCGGCAATAAGGAGGTGGACTGGACACCATCCCCCCAGGACATAGCCACCGCAATAGCCGACGCACAATCGTCCGCTAATGCCGCACAAAGTGCTGTTGACGACCTCGACGACTATATCGGCGGTGCGTTCAAGGACGGTGTGATTGACGCAGCGGAGGCGAAAGCGATCGAGAAGTACATCAACTCCGTGAACGAGATCATGTCGAAAGCGGAAGCATCGTATAATAAAGTCTACGCAAATACCTACCTCGAAGGTGCTGCGAAAACAAACCTCCTGAATGCAAAAATCAACCTTTGGGGACAACGTGACACGCTGCTAAGTGCGATCAACACGGCAATATCGGGCGGTACTACCACTCCCGCTCAAAAAACGGCTGTAGACAATGCTTTTTCTTCGTTCAACTCTCTGATGAGTGCATTCCAAAATGCACTCGAAGACGCTAACAAGGCTATTCAGGTGAAGCTGGATGCTATAAGCAAAGGGTACGTCGACAATTTGCAGATCGGGGGTGTAAATTTGCTCCCTAAATCCCGAGGTACCGAGTTAGGGGATTACGCTAATGGCGGTCTCTATGCGATGGGCGGGTACGGCCTTTCCATATATGGTGGAGATTCTTTCATGATAGCAAGTTCAGGTGTGCCCGATCCCCCTGACAATCAAAACAACATCCGCATTGCTACCGGCAAGACACTGCAATTGAATGAGACCTACACTTTATCTTTTGAAGCGAGAACGACTTCGGATCAAGACAGGGATCACAATGTCAGGCTGCCCTATCTGGGTAATAATATTGTCTCGATCAAAACTGGTGAAAATTTTCAGAAATATTCCGTCACCTTCAAAATTACAAATGAAAACACGGTAAACGGTTCTAATAATTATTTCTTTTTCTGGCAGCAAAACCAGGGCATATATATTACATACCTGAGAAAGATAAAACTCGAAAAAGGCAATAAGGCAACCGACTGGTCTCCCTCCCCCGAGGACGTGGAAGCAGAAATCGACGCCGCCAACGCCATCGCCGCCGACGCTCTCGCAAAAGCGAATACCAGCAAAGCTATTACAGATAAGTTCGGTACGACTGTCGACGGTGGATTGATCTCGACCGTGATGATGGTTCTCAGGGAACTCAACTCTTCTTACGAAACGGCGGGAATATCAGGAATACAAGGAGAACTGCGCAACAATCCCGCTTTCTGGGCTGGAGGAACGTACGCACAAGCATTCGCCCTCATCCAATTCCTTTCAAAGATGTCGGCAGGGACGACACCGGGAGCCAATGAATATGCAAACCTTGCAAAGATCACTATGCTCCACAACGGGGCGGCAAAAATCGGTGATTTCATCATAGAGGAAAGCGGCAGGATTGTGATGGTTGATCCCGAAACTGGAAAACCACGCCTTGTATTCGGGGTATTCAATATACCCACCGTTGCGGACTTGCTAAGTGGAACGCAACTCGGCCAGTCAGTGAATACCGGATCCGGGGCAGTCACGATGACAACACCACAGATGACGTTATCCGGTTCCGTTACCGTCAGCCAGGATAATAGCACATTGACGTTCGGAGGCACATTGATGACTATCACCGCGTTCAGGGGCCCGGGCTCCGGTTCGGCGCAGGCTAATATTGAGGTTCTTCGCAATGGCATCCTCTATACGAATATTGCCAGTGTTTCCGTTTTTGTAAGTTCCGGTGAAAGTGGCTATGAAGAAATCAATACTGGCGTCAAGGTATTAACGGGAGTTCCGACCGGGACATATACGTTGAGGCTGAGGTTAACGTATATCGGTGATATAATCGATGCTTCGGGGATGGTCGGGACATCCACCCTTGCGTGGTCATTTTCGAAGAACGTTGAGTACTTCCAATTCGGGTTGGACGGGATGATGTTGTGGCACCAGCATTTCCATTTGCACATGTCCAAGGACGGCGGGTTGGACGGAAGGGCATTGCCGGACAAGTGGAATGCGCCGGGGGTGCTGTTGAGTGCGACGGTGGGGATAAATGGCACATTCTCTAACTGGTGGGGAGCCAAGAAGCATGCCACTCAAACGGCCGTAAAGAACAGTACAGGCCGTTACACCATATACCATTCAATTGGACATGAGGATTATCAGGTCACGGCTTCATCGACTGCCGCTAACAGGTCATATCACATCGTATCACAGAGTGCGGCAAGCTTTGTGATTGAATGGCGGTCGATATTGGGTTCGCAAGCATTGACCGATACCTCTTTTCACATCCAAGTTACCGGCAACAATTATAATACATAAAAAAGCCGGACGTTTGCCCGGCTCAATATAAAGAGTTCTTTGATTTATTCTATTCTATCGGCAAAAAAGTGAATGCTTCATCGAAAAGGCGGTACACCTCGGTATAATTTTCGTCGTCGTAAGCGGCTTCTATGAGTGTGCGGGCGCTATTTATTACTGACTGTGGGACATATCCTATCGTATCGTTATTATTATCGGTCAGGTAAACGTCAGTTCCATAGATGAATTCTTTCATGAAGCTGCCATCTTGCGCAATTATATCCGTTCCCCACATTTTTAAGGCCGGGATAGTCAAATCTCGTTGAGCTTCAGCGAATCCACGTGACAACTCTTTCGGCTCTTCGGAATAAACATTGCTCCACCATTGGGATTGAAATTTAATGTTTACAGTTTGTTCAACAATTTCAGTAGCGGTCAACCCCGGAACGGTCGCTTTCAGTTGCACGCCATCAGCTGGACGTATAGTAATCATCGCGTTAGGGTCGAGTTTACCCTTATCATTATCGGGTGTATCGTTAGGGTCGCAATTTACAAAAAGTGCGACGGCCAATAATAAGAATAGAATTTTTTTCATAAGGCATTTATTTTAACTACTCAAAAATACTATTAAAAAATCATTTAAACGCCCATTAATCAGACTTTAACATTTTCGATAATTCTCCCCATTCTCGCTATATAAGCCTAATTATGTACAATTTGTTTTATATTTGTGTACTTTTTGAATTTTCGATTATACCGGTGAGGATTTTATCGTGTTTCAGGGGCCTATTGAAAGTAGTGTTTAGCCGTTGCAAGATTTTTGCAAAAAATACGCTCGCCCGTAGATTGCCAATAAGGGAAAGAGGAAGATTTTTTGCAAAACCCTTGTGGCTTGAACTTGCAACGGCGTTAAGAACACGTAATTACTTTCGCATCCTGAACACGGTACTCCGAACTGATTCCCGTATCGATAGTCAAAATGTGGAAGAAATTATATTCGAGGGAAATATTGCAAAAAAGGTACTTGATTTAAATATCGTCAATTTTAGTTTTTATATGGATTCCCAGTATTTCAGATATGAAGAAAGTAGTTATTTTTGCGTACTATGAAAGAGGTCAATACATATTTGAATAGGTTAATCCCTATTGCCGATGAACTCGTTCCGGCAGAAGTGGATTTATATACAAGTCCCGTTCCGGCAGGATTCCCCAGCGAAGCCTTTAATTATATGGAAAAGGGAGTTGATTTCAATAAAATGCTTATAAAAGATAAGGAATGTACCTTTTGCTTGTATGCCGGAGGAAATAGCCTTAGCGGTGATGGAATTTTTACAGGTGACCTGCTTGTGGTGGATAAACTCGAAGAACCGTATGAAAATGCTATTTTGATTTTCTCAATTGACGGTGAGTTTACGATGAAGCGTCTTGAATACCGTAAGGATCATGTCGCCCTGGTATCTTCCAATCCCGACTTTCCCCCATTGATAGTGAAACAGGGAGAGGAATTGAAGCGGTGGGGCGTAGTGCGTTTCGTAATAAAGAAGTTTTAACGGAGAAACTTCCCTCAATTGATATCTTTCAATATCTTTGCATATGAAAGGACAGGCTTCTTCAAGATAAAGGATAAGCCTCCAAAAACTGAAATTTTGAATTGTACTCCAATTGGAGTAGGAAGAAACGAAGAGGGTGAAAACACATCGGGATACACCCTCCGATATATATGTCATAACGTTCGCAGAACATCTCGTTACAAAAATCTGGCGATAATTTGTGCAAACAACCGGGATCTCATGCAATGTCTATGCTATGCATCTGTATAGCGTGGGCTTGCCTGTTTCGGTTGTTGGGTATGCCAGTACCTTGTAGCGGGGCAGCGTGAGTGCCACGCTTCTTTTTTAAGAGACGCACTCCCTCCGGTACAACAAAATAATACCATTCTAAAAATAAACTCTATGAGGAAAATAAAACTTTACATCGCAGCTTCGATTGATGGATATATCACAGGGCCAACCGGCGATATGGACTGGTTGATGGACTTCCCGATCACTTCGCAAGATAACTACGGATATGATGAATTCCTCCCGACTATTGATACGGTTATCATGGGTGGACGAACCTATCGTGAAATTATAACCATGCCGATTATCTGGCCTTATGAGAATTTGGAAACATATATTGTTACCCATTTCCCTATGGATAATAATAAGGGTTTCCACTATATTACCGAAGATGTTGTAGATACTGTTGCCCGTTTAAAGGAGGAAAACGGGAAAGATATATGGCTGGTAGGCGGTGGAGAACTGACAGCCATGTTGATGACTGCAGGTCTGATCGATGAAATGATAATTACCTGCATACCCGTTACGCTCGGGAACGGGATAAGATTATTTCAGAAATGCTCCAAAGAACATACTTGGACGCTAAAGGAGGTCAAAACTTTTGCCAATAACGTCTATCAGGTGACTTACTGCAAATAGCGAAAAAAGCCTGTGCACTTGACGTGTCACAGGCTTTTCTTGATTCTCTTGTTTTAACCTTATCCCACTTTCTGCTTGCCGTAATATTTCGTGCCGTCCGGAGAAAGGTAGAAATCAAATGTCTCTTCTACTGCCGTACTTCCTGGAGGAACAAGTGAATACTTGCAACGAACAATGATGGCCAGTACATCATTCGCATTTCGGCTATCATAACCTTTCAGGTTGTCCGGTATCAGATTTTTCAAGGAATCAATACGGGTGTCGTAGGTGGCAATGTCGGTAGAATACCTTTCCTGATCCTGCTGATTTCTTGCCTTAGCTTTCAATTCTTCGGTCGTTTTCCTTGCCAATTCAACCCTGTTAATAATTAGCTGCTTGTCCTTTCTGAATTCATCGGTGAGATAAGCAATACTGTCGGACACGGTTACTTTTCCAACCTCACTTAATTCAAGAACCTTAAAATTGAGGTTTTCTTTCGTGTCTCCACCTTTCAGCAAGTGGCCCGTAATGGTATTTTCATACGTCTTGTTAGGAGAGCCTGACCCACACGCAAACATCAAGCCTGCAATCAACAAATAGAATAAATTTTTCATAACGGTGTGTATTAAAGTGTATCAATTCATTTATTATCACGGGTAATATACATTTCACTGCGCATATTATTTAAAACATCAGGATTACTGTTTTGTTCTGCATTTTCATATCTCTTAAAGAGAATTGAAGTACTCCTTTTCAATGGTCGAACACCCATTTTCAGCCATCCGATTGACATCCTCGGCCAATCCGGAGCCATCATCTACCAACACGCTGTATATCTGTACATTATACTCACACATACATTTACTTTTGGTTTTCGATCATAAAAGTACAAAGTAATTATGGAAAAGGAAGATAAAAATTCTAAAACTCAGTCAATAAATGAGATAATAGCGAAAACTAATAGTGAAATCGAGGTTGAGAAAGAAAAAAAATTAGTAAATTTGATAGCAGATATGATTGTCTCAATTACATTGAAAGAATTTTACGAATTATGA